AGAAGTGAGCTACGCCCGCGACCTTGCAGCCAACCTTCGCCGAGACGGTGCTGGAGCTGGCATGTCGTTTGGCTTCACGACCCCGCGCATGGGTGATGAGTGGAGCTCCGACGGTAGCCGACGCGAGTTGAAGTCAGTCAAGCTGCACGAAGTCAGCGTCATCGTCGGCGGGACTCCCGCATACGAGGCAACAGTCGGACTTGCATCCGTGCGCTCAGTCGCCCGACTTGCAAAGCTTGACCCAGAGGAAGTCCGAACGGCACTCTCGGGCTTGATTAGCGGCAAGCTTGACGCCGAGCGCGCCGCAACGGTGCGCGCAATGCTTGGCGCCCTGCTCCCAGATGTTGAGCCAACGCCAGAACCAGAGCCGCTGCCAGAGCCAGGCGACTCAACGGACCTTCCGCTTCAGATTCGCCGCCTCCAGCTGGTGCTGGCGGAACTCTCCAGGGCGTAACACTCGCGGCACTGTTTGTGCCAGCGTGTATATTCATTATGCTAGAGACAGGGCTGGGCGCGCTGATCACGCGCCGTCGGTGCCATCCCTGGTGATTGTTTAACCCATAGCAGAAAGGATCAGACCCATGTCTGAACTAATTAAGGGACTCCTTGAGTCCCGAGCTGCCGACTGGGAGCGAGCTAAGTCGCTTCTGACCACGGCAGAGACTGAGAAGCGCGAGCTCTCAGCCGACGAGAACACCGAGTTTGACAAGCTTATGGCTGCAATGTCCGACAAGGACGCCAAGGCTAAGTCTGTCAGCGAGGCAGAGGAGCGAGCCGTCAAGGTTGACGCCATTCGTTCCAAGTTTGAGGTTGCAGCTGTCGTTGCAGAGGCAAAGGGTGATGATGACGGCGCTGCCGCCATCCGCGCCGTTGCACTCGGCGAGCGCCGCTCCGCAGACTTCGCCATCCGAGCGATGACCAAGAGCTCCAACACGGTCAAAACGACCTTCGCGGACTTTGTTGTTCAGTACCTCACGGATGTCGCACCTGTGTACGCATACGCACGCAAGCTCCGCACGAGCCAGGGCGAGGACATTGTGATTCCACGAATCACAGCAAACCCAGCCGCTAACTGGATCGGCGAGGCGGGAACGATCACCGCTGGCGACCCAACCATTGGTTCGGTCACCCTCGGCGCATACAAGCTCGCTGCCCTTACGCTCATGTCAAGCGAAATCTTGAACGATGCCGCTTTTGACATTGCCGCGTATGTTGGTGAGCATGCAGGACGCCAGATCGCGCTTGTCGCGGGCTCGGCGTTCACAGTTGGTACGGGCACGGCTCAGCCAACGGGCTTCATTACAGCTGCAACGGCTGCATCGCGCACCGTTACAGCCGCTGGCTCGGGTACCTTCTTTGGCGCAACGGATGTTCTTGACCTGATTTACTCGGGTCTTGCAAATCCTTACCGCAACCAGGACACAGTGATCTTTGGTTCCACCACGGCGGTTGCCAAGGTTCGCAAGCTCCAGGATGTGAACGGGCAGTTCCTGTTCACGCCTGGCATCAATGGCGGTCAGCCTGACCGACTTGCTGGCTACACCTTTGTGGAGAACGCTTCCATGGCGGCTGTTGGCTCGGCGAGCAAGTCACTGGCGGTGCTCCACGCTCCTTCGTACATCGTGCGAGAAGTTGGGAACATCCAGGTAGCTCAGTCCTCGGACCGCTACTTTGAGACCGACCAGGTTGCACTCCGCACGATCTATCGTGTGGACGCAAACCTTCTGGACACTGGCGCAGTTGCTGTTCTTGTAAGCAAGAACACCTAAGCGAACATCCCCATCGGGGGATGACAACTGATGCCCCAGGGCGTATGCTCTGGGGCATCAGCCTATCTACAGGGCTAGAAGGAACATGAGGAGGTTTAATGAAGGTGGCGTGGTTTAGCAACTCCCCGTGGGCGGGGACGGGATATGGCGTGCAGACTGCGGAGATACTGCCGCGACTCAAGGCAGACGGGCATGATGTCGCAAGTGTCAGCAACTATGGTCTTGCTGGCGCCGTGCTGGACTGGCAAGGCATCCCTTGCTTGCCGATGGGATACGACGCCTGGAGCAACGACCTTGGCGGCGCGCACATCTCCAACTGGGTCAAGGACAAGGGCTGGGGGATTGTTCTCTACGATGTCTGGACGATCAAGGGCGAGCTGTGGAACGGAGTCCCGCTTGCCGCCTGGGTGCCGATTGACCACGATCCAGCTCCAGCTGAAGTTGTCAACTTTTTCAAGCTCCAGGGCGAGCGCCGAGTGCCGATTGCCATGTCTAAGTTCGGCGAGGATCGTCTCCGCAAAGCTGGGCTAACCGATGTGTTCTACGCGCCGCACAGTGTGCAGACCGACTTGTTCACGCCAGACGGCGACAACTTCCGCAAGGAGATGGGCGTCCCAGCCGACGCGCACCTAACGCTCATCAACAGCGCGAACAAGGGCATCCCGAGTCGCAAGAGCTTCCCCGAGCAGCTGGCTGCATGGGCCATCTTTGCAAGTCGCCACGACGATGCGTTCCTGTTTCTGCATACCGAGGTGGTCGGCTTGGCATCGGGGTTGAATCTGCCTCGGCTACTCAACGCGGTCAAGGCGCCGATGGATCGGGTCAAGATCGTTCCGCAGTACCAGTACCGAAGCGGCATCCCGACAGTTGACATGCCAAAGATTTACCGAATGGCAGATGTGCTCGCGGCGCCAAGCCGTGGGGAAGGATTTTGTGTCCCCTTGATTGAGGCGCAAAGTTGCTCAGTGAGCGTGCTGGTCTCGGATTGGACTGCACAGCCCGAGCTTGTCGGAGCTGGGTGGAAGGTTGGCGGTCAGCCTGACTGGAACGAATACATGCAGAGCTGGTTCATGACGCCATTCATTGACCAGATCGTTGACGCCCTGGAGGACTCCTACCGAGTCAAGGGCGATACCCAGGTCTCTGCCGAGTTCCGCCAGAAGGCACGGGATATGGCACTCAAATATGACTCCCAGACCGTCTACGAGGCTCACTGGCGCCCGATCATGGCGGAGTTGGAGTCTAGGCTCACGCCAGCGCAGAACAGGGCTCAGCGACGCGCAAATCGGGGTTAAATCATGATCACGGTCCTGACGGGACCCCCGTGCGGTGGCAAGTCCACCTACATACGCGAGCGAGCGCAACAAGGGGATGTGGTCATTGACCTGGATCGGATCGCCCTGGCGCTGACAGTTGAAGGCATCCCAGATCACTCGGCGCCCGATCATGTCATGCAAGTGGCTATTTCAGCTCGCAGCGGGGCTGTACGGCGAGCGCTAAGGCTCGGAAAGGTTGCCGATGTGTGGATTATCCATACAGCTCCAAAGCCCCAGGATATGGCTGCATATCGGGCAGTGGGAGCAAAGGTTGTGACGATAGACCCAGGCATGTCAGTCTGCCTGGAGCGAGCGGCAAAGCTCCGACCATATGCAGCTACGGTTATTGAGCAATGGTATTCTGGTACTCTGCATCGGACGCGGAGAATCGCCCTAGGCGACTCGCACGACGATCCGTCCGATCTGTAGGAGACACATGGCAATTACCAACGGATACTGCACCAGGGCGGACCTCAAGACGGCGCTCGCTATCGGCACAGCTGACAGCGCAGATGACGCGGTTCTTGACGATATTGTCAACGCAACCAGCCGCATGATTGACGAATACACTGGGCAATTCTTTTACACAATCACTGGCGGCACGGCATTCTACGCGCCACACAGCTACGAGGAAGTTGACATTGACCCGCTTACCTCGGTGACCAGCCTGGTCATTGACACGGATGGAGATGGTGTTTTTGAGACCACGCTCGCGGCAACTGACTACATCCTGGAGCCAGTCAACGCGGCGATGTTCGGCAAGCCGTTTACCAGCATTGAGCTGGCACCAGCGACGACCGTCGCGTTCCCAGCTGATCTGGACAAGGGAATCCGCATCATCGGCAACTTCGGCTGGAGCGCGATCCCCGCGTCGGTAGTCCAGGCGTGCATTATCGCCTCCTCGCACCTATACGAAGCTCGCAAGGCATACCTCGGAGTCATTGGCGGCGCTGACACAGGTGGTGTCATCCGACTTAGCCAGAAGCTGCACCCCGAGGCGGCAATGCTGCTTGGGCTACCGCAAGTATGACGGGATGGCGGTCTAGTGAATGATGTCGCAGTCGCGCAAGCCCTAGCCGCACGAGCCCTGGCGGTCTCGGGACCGACTGGCTACGCTGCAATCCGCAACTCATTTGCCTTTCCGCAGTCCGCCATCTCAGCGGTCCCAGCTATCATCATCCTCCCAGATACCGACTCCGTGGAGTATGGTGGGCAGACGCGCAGAGTCACATGCACCTTTAAGGTCCGCGTCTACCTGGAGCCCGTCGCCGATTTATCCAGACGATTCCAGATGCTGCACGCCTACCGCACTTGGCTACGGAACCTATACAATGGCGCAGTGCAACTTGGCGGCGTCGTAGACATGGCAAGTGTGGTAAACACTGACATGAGCAATGATGAGCTCGGTGGCGACTCGTATTTAACGGTTGAAGCTACTGTAGAATGTGTCAAGCAAGAGGCGGTTGCAATAACCGCATAGGGAGATAAAATATGGCAAACGGCAGCATGATGTTCTCAAAGGCGGTCATCAAGGGCGAGACCACTTACGGGTCTGGCGGAACAGCCGACTACGGCGCAAGCGGCGGGCGCCGCCTTACCATCAACCCCCTTGGCACGCTGACGCTTGGGCAGGAATACGACACGGGGGCAGACCGCAGCGTTTCGCTAAGAAACCCAGTAGTCGCCAGCCGAGTCGTAAAGATCTCTGATAATCCAGAAGTTACGCTTGAGGCGCCAGCGGCAACGACTGATGACCTCACTGTCTACTACACGATGCTTCAGAACAGCAACGCAGCTGGTACGCCAACTGGCACTGCCTCCCCATACACATGGAACATCCCGATTGGCATGACTTCATCTGCGACCGCGCCAAAGTCATATTCAGCAGTTCTTGGCGATGGCAACCAGAATTATCTGGTGACTGGCATCCTCCCAACCACCTTAAATATCTCAGCTGAGGCTGGTGGTCTGACATCTGTCTCCGTCTCGGCTTTTGCCAAGACGGTGGCAAAGAGCACCTTTGTGCCTGGAGAGTCGCTGCCCACTGACGCACGAGCCCTCCCAGGGCGACTGTGGACGGCATCCTACGGCACGGCATTCCTATCCGCTGGCACAGCTGGCGGAACTGCGTTTACTCACCTATTTGACTGGGCACTACAGATCAACTCGGGCATTGCCCCCATCAACGCCCAGGCTGGCTCGCTGTCGCTGAGCGATTACAACCAGTTCGCCTCGGCATTTGGCGGCACACTTTCGCTTACCGTTGCAAGCAACGGATCAGCTGTGGCACAACTCTTTGACAAGCTTGGAACTAAGAGCTTCTGGCGTCTGCACTGGGAGGACGCTGGGAGCCCAGCTCACTCGGCAGACATCCTCGTATGCGCGGTCCCAACAAGTGTTGAAGTTATGAGTGCTGATGCCGATGGCATCGTTACCTACGCGGCGGAGTTGGCTCTGGCGTATGATGAAACATCCTCCAGCAGCGTGACGCTCCAGGTCAAGAATAACATGGCAACTTTGCCGTAAGTTAGCTAGAGGAGGGGTAGATGACCGCACCGCAAAAGCCAAACGCTAGGACGATCCGATTTGACCTTAAGGCGCCCTACGAGGGCTTCTATGTTGAGGCTAAGGCGGACTTTCCAGCTCGTACCCTTGCCGACCTGAGCTCTGGAGATTTCTCCAAGGCGATGCTGGCATTTGACAAGCTGGTCATCTCGCACAACTTGACGGATGCAGAGAACAATAAGGTCCAGTCGCTCATGGACGCAGATCCATACGATCTTGTCACTAAGGCAATGGAAGGCTGGGTTGACGCGCTGGGAAAACTCCCACCGCGCTAAGAACGGCGGCGCGGCGCCTAGCGAACGGGAACCCAGTTAGCCCACCGATTGAGCTGGTATTTATTATCCTGGCTCAAAAGTTCGGCGTTACGCCAGCTGTCATTGCCGAATCCGATGCCGACCAAGTGCTAACATGGTGGCAACTCATTGTTGACATGGAGCCACGCCAAAGGAGTAAGTAATGCCACGAAGTCCACTTGAGGTCACTATCAAGGAGGATGTCGTGCTCCGTGAGATTCGCAATCTCCAACAGGCGCTTGGCAACGCATTCAACCCACGCGAGTTGGACAAGATGGCACAGTTTGCGACAGTCAACGCAGCACGAGCCCTCCAAGACTCAGTGCGCCAAGAATCGCCA